TTTTATTCTTATCACAACCATTTAAAACAAGAAGTGAAAGTGTAACACCTTATCTGGTTTCATTCTGGATAGGTACATTAAAACTTGATCCATCTTCAGATACATGGGTGGATACTGTAAGACTTGATGCTAGAGTTACTGTTGTTGAGGGAAATTACACAGATACTATTCAATTAACTGGTGCTGATCCACAATCTGGTCTTGGTCCAATTATATGGGGTGCTCCAGAAACTACTTGGACAGGTAGTGAAACTAATTTCACTATGATAACAAGAAATGAAACTAGAGTTTCTAATATTGATAATAATCTCAATACAAATGTGGATGTTAATGTTAATGGCCGAAATGTAAGTGCTACGGTTTCAAATAGTCTTAGAACTCAATTAACTCAGACTACGACTACCTTTATGGATAGAACAGCTGAGGTGTTTAGAACTGGCGTTGAAACTAGAACTGGAACTCGAGCTCTTGTAACTGAAGTATTTAATGATGAATCTCAAGGTGATAAGATTGTTAAAAGAGATGTTATTACTATTATGAGATCTCGTAATATTACATTTATTGCATCTCAATTAAAACCACAAACCAGAGTCTATCCATTCTTTGATGGAAAGGGTATTGCTAAGTACTGCACTCCAAAACTTTTACAAATTAGGATGACATCAGGAACTTTCCAAGTTGGTGAAACAATCGTAGGAAGGGTGCCAGGTAAAGATAATGACACTATACATCCACTTCTTGTGTCTAGATTAGCAGTTCCAAATCATAGAGAAGGTCCGTTTAATAATCCAAATAAAACAATTGTATCAAATCCATATACAACAGTTCTTGCTACAGCGATTGAAGATTATTATGAACTTGAGGGTACTGCAGCTGTTGCGACACAAGCAAATCTTCTCCCAACAGAATACACTAGCACTAGTGACTTTTTGAATCTGGATTTATTGTCCATGTCAAATATAAACAATAATTTCCGTGGATATGCTGCGTCCGGCATGGTGATACGAGGCGAATCAAGCGGTGCTACAGCAGTTGTTACAGAGAAACAATTTATTGTTGATTACAGTTCCAGAATTTATGGTAGTTTCTTCATACCAAATCCAAATTTCTCTGCAAATTTAAAATTTAACACAGGTAAGAAACAATTTGTATTAGCTGACAATCCAAATAATGCACAAGATCCCGTAGATACCTCTGCTGCAACTCAATTTGAATCAACTGGTTCACTTGAAACTGTACAAGAAGAAATTATTTCAACAAGAAATGCTAGAATCGAATGGATTGAAGTTACCGATACCCGAGAGGTCAGAGAGTTTGTTGGTTCTGAAGTAGAAACACTTACTCTTGGAACTACAACTAATATCATTAATGATACTGCAACATCTGTTGGATCTGATGCTGCTGTACTTCCTCCAGTACCAGCACCTCGACCAATTATTAACAATATAACGAATGTAACGAATGTAACGCAGAATGTTCGAAATGTATTTGCCGGCAGGTGGACCAGAAATGGTGACCCACTAGCACAAACATTTACAGTTGATGAACCTACTGGAGTGTTTGCAACTGGTTGTGACGTTTTCTTTGAGACAGTTGATCAAATGAATATTCCAGTAATATTCCAGTTAAGACCAGTTGTTAATGGTTATCCAAGCTCATCAATAATTTTACCTCATTCTGAAGTATCCATAGACCCAGAAGATATTACGGTATCGGAAGATGGATCTGTACCTTACAGAGTTGTGTTTCCTGCACCAGTTTATCTTTCTCCTGAAAAAGATTATGCAATTGTTTTATGGTCATTATCGACAAAATATAGAGTATTCATATCCAGAGTTGAAGAAAATGATTTGGTTACTGATGAATATGTTTCGCAACAACCATCTCTTGGATCTTTATTTAAATCTCAAAACTCAAAAACATGGGAAGCAAGTCAGTGGGACGATTTAACATTTAATTTGTATGCAGCAAGGTTCCAAACGTCAGGAAGTATTGATTTTTATAATCCACCGTTAAATGAATCTAATGCTCAGATTCCTACATTGATGAAAGATTCAATTTCAGTAAAATCCAATAGAGTAGTGGTTGGTTTGGGATCAACATTAGTTGAGAGAGATTTGGGAACAGGAAGATTACCAATGCAATTAGGTAATACTATTTTCCAAGAATCTGCTGGTGAATCAATAATAGCAACAGGCGACTTGGTAGGAAAAGCTGGAATTGCCACAGGAAATTTGGCTGTCATTAATGCAGGTATTGGATATACTCCATTGGATGGGGTATATTACTTCTCTGATGTCGAATTGACAAACATAACTGGATTTGGAAGAAATCTTCTTGCCGAGGTTGAAGTTTCTAGTGGAAAAATTGGAGTTGTAACAGTTACATCAACTTCTGGATCTGGATATCAAGTTGGTGATGTTCTTGGAATTAATACTATAGGAAATGCATCTGTTGGCAGAAATGCAAGATTATCTGTAGTTTCGATTGCCTCAACTGATACATTAATTCTTGATAATGTTCAAGGTCAGTTTACTACAGGTGTAGGAAAGACCATGAGATATACTGATGGTACAGGCATCACTTCTTCTATCAATGAAAATGTTGAAGGAGATCCAGGCACAGTTACTCTTTCTCGCGTTGATGTTGTAGATGATGGATTGCACATTAAAGTTAATCATAAAAATCATGGAATGCATCATGAAATTAATACAATTCAACTCTCAGGTGTAAAATCTGATATAAATCCAACACGTTTATCATCTGCATATGGTGTTGATGATACTTCTTCTATTGTTGTTGATGATAGTTCAGAATTTGGAACTTTTGAAAATGTATCTGTAGGATCCACTCATCCGGGTTACATTAGAATCAATGATGAAATTATTGAATATACTGGAGTTTCTGGAAATACTTTAACTGGAATTACCAGAGGAGAAAACATTGTTCCATATGAAGCTAATGAATTGGTTGAAAAATATGAATTTAGTGGTGTCTCTCTGAGAAGAATTAATAAATCACATAATTTGTCAGATGTCACCATTTCCAACCCAATCTCTCTTGATAGTTATCATGTAAAAATAGATATGTCACAGGATGGTGATGATAGATCTGTGGGTAATTCAACGCCAAGCCATTTGGCACTTAAATTATCTGGAACAAAAACTGCAGGAGGTCAAGGTATAACCGCATCACAAAATATGCCATTTGAAATTATCAATCCACAAGTTCAAAATATTACAGTACCAGGAACTATTCTTACTGGTGAAGTGAGAACAGTCACTGGAACAAATATTGGTAATGGAAGTGGTCAAGGAACTGATATTCCTTTTGTTGATCAAGGATTTGAACCCGTTGAATTAAACACTCTAAATTATATGGATTCTACAAGAGTGATTGCATCGAGAGTAAATGAACTTAATAGTTCATCTCTTTCACAATTACCAGGAAGAAGATCATTTGGATTAAGAGTTAATATGAGAACATCAAATCCACTTATTTCACCGGTTGTTGATTTGGAACGTGTAAATGTTGTACTGACATCAAATAGAATTGATGCTCCAGTATCAGATTTTATTACTGATAATAGAGTGAATAGTATCACTGAAGATCCCCATTCTTGCTCTTACATTACAAGAGAAAGTAAATTAGAACAACCAGCAACTTCTATTAAAGTCATATTTAATGCCCACGTCAATATTCATAATGATATTCGCGTTTTCTATGCAATTTCTGACACTGATAATTTTGAACCTATTTTTATACCATTCCCAGGATATAATAATCTAGATGATTTTGGAAATACTATTGAAATAGATAAAAATGATGGAAGACCTGACAAATTTGTTCCGTTGTCTTCTCCTAACTCTGTGTTAGCAAGAGATCTTTCGTATAGAGAATACACATTTACTGCTTCCAATTTGCCAATATTTAAGTCATATAGAATTAAATTCGTTATGACATCTACAGACCAAGCACATCCTCCCAGAGTTAGAGATTTTAGAGCAATTTGCTTCGCATAATTATGACATATTCAAGAATAAAAAACCATCCACATTTAATAAGAGATGGTTTTTCAAACTCTATTATCAACACTAATAAAAATCAATATGATGAATATATTAGGCGTAGGGAGGTTAGAAAAAAAGAAAAACAAAAATCCTTGCAAATGGAGGAAGAAGTTGCTAGTATGAAAAAAGATCTAGATGAGATCAAAACCTTACTAAGGAGATTAGCTAATGGATCCTGAATCAATTCAACTGGATAATATCAATAAGCAATTTGAATATTTCAAACTTTCTAAAGAAGTTGACAATATTACATGTATCGATTCTCTTAAGGATATGTTAAAAGCATATATTAAGTTATACTATAAGCAACAAGAGGTATTAAGTAACGTGGCTAAAATGCCATAAATATTCAAAAAAGAGTCCATAGATATGGCGCAACCATCCACAAAACAAGAGTTAATAGATTATGCAAAAAGAAAACTGGGAGCGCCAGTTTTAGAAATTAATGTTGCGGATGAGCAAATTGATGACTTAATTGATGATGCCGTTCAATTTTTTCAAGAACGGCATTTTGATGGTGTATATCCTGCATTATTTAAATATCAAATAACAGAAGAAGACATAAATCGGGGAAAAGCAAAGGCCCCGACAGGTGTTGGTATCTCTACAACTTCTGCCACAGAAACAATTGTTGGTACAGCAACAACTTTCAGTTATTATGAAAATTCAAATTATTTAAAAATTCCAAATTCTGTAATTGGTGTTACAAAAATATTTCATTTTGATGGGTCTAATGCTGTTTCCAGCAATATGTTTAGTGCCAAATATCAATTATTTTTAAATGACGTTTATTATTGGGGTTCGACAGAACTTTTATCTTATTCAATGGTAAAAACATATCTTGAAGATATTAATTTTTTACTTACTACACAAAAACAAATTAGATATAATAAGAGACAAGATAGACTTTATTTGGATATTGATTGGAATACAGTAAATGCCGGAGACTTTTTTATCATCGATTGTTTTTCTGTTTTAGATCCAAATTCATATTCTGAAGTATGGAATGATTCTTTTTTGAAAAAATATGTGACTTCACTGATTAAGAAGCAATGGGGACAAAATTTAATTAAATTTCAAGGCGTAAAACTTCCTGGTGGTGTGGAGCTTAATGGAAGACAGTTATATGATGATGCTCAGAAAGAAATAGACGACCTAATGGAGAAAATGTCAAATACATACGAACTTCCCCCATTAGATATGATTGGTTAATGCTATGCTAAATCCATTTTTTCTGCAAGGGTCGCAAACAGAGCAAGGTCTGGTTCAAGATCTCATAAATGAGCAATTGAGAATGTATGGTGTAGAAGTACATTATATTCCCAGAAAATATGCAACTGAAAAAACAATAATCCGAGAAGTTATTCAATCTAAATTTGATCAGGCTCATCCTATTGAGGCATATGTCAATAATTATGAAGGGTATGGTGATAATACAACTATCCTTTCAAAGTTTGGTATACAAGCAACAAATGAAATTGAATTGATAATTTCTAAAGAAAGATATGAGGAATATATATCACCATTACTCAAAGATAAGGCTAACGTAAAACTAACTACTCGACCAAAAGAAGGAGACTTAATTTATTTTCCACTAGGCGATAGAATTTTTGAAATTAAGTTTGTTGAGCACGAAAAACCATTCTATCAACTTAGAAAAAACTATGTTTATGTTCTGAAGTGTGAACTATTCAGAATGGAACAAAATGATATCCTTGATACGGGTATTTCAGAAGTTGATGATGTTCTTACAGGAATCTCAACAAATTTAGACGATGGTTATGTTGCATTTGGTAGTGTACAAACTTTAACTATGGTTGGTGCTGGAGTAACTGCAGAAGCAACGACAACTCGTTTAGGTAGTGGTTCTATAAGATCTATCATAGTAACAAATCGTGGTGGTGGATATTCGAGTGCACCAACAGTTGCCATTTCCTCTGCACCTTCTGGAGGAATTACTGGTATAGCAACGGCAGTAATGATTAGTGGTATTGTAGTTTGTACTGATAATGTAAATCCAAAGGCAAAATCTGTTCAAGAAGTGAATTTGGTTAATCCTGGTTTAGGTTATACAGTAAGTCCAAAAATTAGATTTATTGGTGGCGGTGGCAGTGGAGCGGCCGCAACTTCTGTAATTTCGCCTGAAGGATCTATAGGACCTATTACATTATCAAATCCAGGTTCTGGTTATACTGTTTCTCCATCTATTACATTTACAGGAATCTCAACAATATCAGCGGCCGCTACTGCGGTGGTGAGTTCTGCAGGAACAATTACTGCAATTAATATTACAAATGCTGGTACTGGATACACTGAAGCACCAACAATTACTATAGGATCTCCATATTTGGCGGGAATTGGAACTTATATTTTCAATGAAGTTATTACAGGTTCTACCAGTGGAACAACAGCAAGAGTTAGATCTTGGAATGTAAATACAAGTGTTCTTGAAATTGCTTCTGCTAGTGGAGAATTTGTCTCTGGAGAAACTGTCGTTGGTGAAGATTCTGAAGCATCTTACATGATAAGAGCAATAACGGAATTTGAAGCATCAGATGGATTTAGTAGTAATGATGATATAGAGACAGAAGCTGATGCAATTATCGACTTTTCAGAGGGAAATCCTTTTGGTCAGGCATAAAGTATAAATAGAATTTATTGGCCCGTTAAATATAAAAATGTTTGAGTATTTTTATCACGAAATTTTTAGAAAAACCATCATTTCATTTGGAACATTATTCAACAGTATAGAAATTAAGCAGACAAATTCTGCAGATTCTGTTGTCAATGTTATGAAAGTTCCACTTGCATATGGGCCTACACAAAAGTTTTTAGCAAGACTTGAACAATCACCAGACTTAAATAAACCAACTCAAATGACATTGCCAAGAATGTCATTTGAATTTACTGGTATTACATATGATCCGAGTAGAAAAATAACTGCCACACAACAATTTACAATCAAAGATGCTAATGATGGATCTACTGTAAAAAAGGCATTCATGCCTGTTCCATATAATATGCAATTTGAATTGAGTATTATGACAAAACTCAATGATGATGCTTTGCAAATAGTTGAGCAAATTCTTCCATATTTTCAACCAGCATATAATCTATCAGTAACTCTCGTAGAATCTGGAATAAATGAGAAAAGGGATATTCCCATTGTTTTAGAAAACGTCACAATGCAAGATGATTATGAAGGTGATTATTCTTCAAGAAGAGTTCTTCTTTATACATTGAGATTTAGTGCAAAGACATATCTTTTCGGACCTGTTTCTTCTGCATCCAAAGATATTATCAAATCTGCAACAATCAGTTATCTTACTGGTACAGATACTACAAATACCACAAGAAATCTTTCTTATACGGCTACCCCAAGAGCAATTCAAAATTACACTGGAGATGTATTAACTAATCTAAAATCTGATATTGTAAAAACCGACAAATATATTGAAGTTGAGGATGCAAGTTCTATTACAAATAAAACGTATCTTGATTTGGAAGGAGAGCAATTATTTGTCACTCGAATTGATGGCAATACTATAACAGTGGAAAGAGGTAAAGATGGCACTACTATTACAGACCATCTTCGTGGTGCTCCGATAAAACCAATTACAGCATCCGATAATGCACTTGTCGAATTTGGAGATGATTTTGGTTTTGATGGTACTATAAGTTAAGTAATTAAAAAATATGACTAAAAAGTATGAAGATTTGAGCGATGCTTTTAATGTAGAAGCAGAAATAGTTCCTGAAAAAGAAAATGATATGAATGTACCTGTAATATCACCTGATGAAAAAAAGATTTCAAATGATGTTCAAAAAGATTATGAATATACGAGAGGAAATTTATATTCGATAATTGAAAAAGGTCAAGAAGCAATTAATGGTATTCTTGAGTTAGCTCAAGAAACGGAGCAACCAAGGGCATATGAAGTTGCTGGTCAATTAATTAAAAGTGTTTCAGATGCTACAGATAAATTAATGGAACTTCAGAAAAAACTGAAGGATGTTGAGGAAGACAAAGGTTCAAAAGGTCCAACAAATGTTACTAATGCACTCTTTGTTGGTTCTACAGCAGAATTAGCTAAACTCTTGAAAAAACAAAACGAAGATAAATAACTAAAAATACAAGTGTGTCATGGCAGCAACATCGGTAAATTTAACAATAGATAAAGGAACCGACTTTGAGGCAACTTTTAATCTAACAAATAGTGATGAATCGATTGCAAATTTGGAAAGTTCTTCAATATCAGCAAAAATTAAAAAACATCCAACAGCATCTTCTTCAGTATCTTTCGCATCAACCATAACTGAAGCGACGGGAAAAGTTATAATATCAATGGCATCCACAGTTACTTCAGAATTAAGTTCTGGAAGAAATTACTACGATGTTATATTGACTGATGGTACAGGTACTGTATCAAAAGTTATTCAAGGTATGGTTTTAGTTAATGACTCTGTATCATCATGACAGAATACAACGTATCTTTAACAAGTTCGGAATATAGTATTTCTTTAGATACCCCATCTTCTTTAACAGTATCTAGTGTTAGTATAGGAGCAACATCTGTGCCTGCAAAATTTTCAGATCTTTCAGATTTTGATGGAAATTCAGTATCTGATAAGTATGTAATTATGTACAATTCGTCAACACAAACTTATGAGGCAGTCAATCCTGATGAAATATTTACAGCTGCTGTAAACGAAACTTCATCTCCAGGAATATCTACTGTATTTTTAAATCAATTGGGAAGTGATTTAGATAATCAAATAGATGTTGATGCTGGGACTTTCTGAAAGATAAATATTTTTAATGCCTGGTATATACTAGGTTTAAGGTAAATACCATCAATGAGGAAGTTGAATGGCTGACCCAACGATAAGAATTAAAAGGTCTTCTGTCGCCGGAAAAATTCCGACAGGAGACCAATTATCTTTAGGGGAAATAGCCCTAAACACATATGATGGTAAGTTTTACGCTTCCAAAAATGTTGGTATTGGAATTACAGTATTTGCAGTCAATACATGGTCTGCTGGAGTAGGGACTAATTATTATGATACTTATTTTACTGAAGGTAATGTTGGAATAGGAACGACAATACCAACATCAAAACTTCATGTTGGTGGTGATATTTTAGTATCTGGGTTTTCGACAGTAAGTAATATTAAAATTGAAAATGCACTATATGATTCAAACAATAACGTAGGTTCATCTGGATCGGTATTAAGTTCCACAGGTTCTAATTTAATCTGGATATCTCAAGTTGCTGGAAATCAAGGTTTCCAAGGTGCACAAGGTAATCAAGGAAATCAGGGCGATATTGGAGCTCAAGGTGTCGCAGGGTCTACAGGTGCACAAGGTTCACAAGGTGCCACAGGTGCTCAAGGCAATCAAGGAAATCAGGGCGATACGGGAGTACAAGGTTCTACTGGAGTTCAAGGTGCCACAGGCTCTCAAGGTGCTACTGGAGCTCAAGGTGTTACTGGTGCTCAAGGTGCTACAGGAGCCCAAGGTAATCAAGGTAATCAAGGTAATCAAGGTCTTACTGGATCTGGAGCTCAAGGTGCCACAGGTGCTCAAGGTGCTACAGGAGCCCAAGGTAATCAAGGTAATCAAGGTAATCAAGGTCTTACTGGATCTGGAGCTCAAGGTGCTCAAGGAGACACTGGTGCTCAAGGTGCTACAGGTGCTCAAGGCAATCAAGGTCTTACTGGATCTGGAACTCAAGGTGCTCAAGGAGACACTGGAGCACAAGGTGCTACAGGTGCTCAAGGCAATCAAGGAAATACCGGTGCTCAAGGTGCTCAAGGTGTTACTGGTGCTCAAGGTGCTACAGGAGCTCAAGGAAATCAGGGTAACGATGGAAATTTTGGTGGTGCTACCTTTGATTATACATTTAGCACTACAACAACAGATTCTGATCCTGGTCAGGGAAATTTAAGATTTAACAATGCTACTTTATCATCAGCTACATTAATGTATATTGATGATGAAGATGATAATGGAACTGACATACAATCATTTTTAAGAACTATTGATGATTCCACTTCCACAATTAAGGGACATGTTAGAGTATCTAATAAATTAGACGCTAGTGATTTTGCACTGTTCACAATTAGTGGAACAAATGTAGAAGCAACTGGATATCATAAAGTAACTGTAACTTTTGTTTCTGGGAGTGCATCTTCATTTAGTGATAGTGAAGATATAATAGTCACCTTTGCTAGAACTGGTAATATTGGTGACACTGGAGCACAAGGTGCTCAAGGTAATCAAGGTGTAGCAGGCACTGGTGCTCAAGGTGCTCAAGGTGATACAGGAGCACAGGGTAATCAAGGGCATCAAGGTCTTACTGGATCTGGCGCTCAAGGTGCTCAAGGTGATACTGGTGCTCAAGGTAATCAAGGTAATCAAGGGCATCAAGGTCTTACTGGATCTGGAGCTCAAGGTGCTCAAGGTGATACTGGAGCTCAAGGTGCTACAGGTGCTCAAGGTGCTACAGGAGCACAAGGTAATCAAGGTAATCAAGGAGATACTGGTGCTCAAGGTGCTCAAGGAGATACTGGAGCTCAAGGTGCTACTGGAGCTCAAGGTAATCAAGGTAATCAAGGTAATCAAGGTCATCAAGGCAATCAAGGTAATACTGGCGATACTGGTGCTCAAGGTGCCACAGGAAATACCGGTGCTCAAGGTGCACAAGGCAATCAAGGAAATCAGGGATATCAGGGAGATCAAGGTGATAAAGGAGGTCTTTTATATCTCTTTGATGGTACAAGTCAGGCAAGTGACCCATCTAATGGAGATGTTAGATTTAACAATGCTACATTTGGTTCTGTAACAATAGTATATGTTGATGGACTAACATCAGATGCAGCAAATATAGAAACTTATGTTGATACTTGGGGAGATTCTACCAATACCGTTAAAGGTCATTTAATTATAAAATCAAATACAAATTCGGATGTAACATATTGTATTTTTGAAGTTACTGGGGTTAGTGCACAAACTGGATGGACTAATATTAATGTTCAAAACCCAGTAGGGTCTGCACCATCAGATAATGAATCAATAGTTCTTGAATTTATTAGATCTGGTGATATAGGTGCTCAAGGAGCACAGGGCAATCAAGGTAATCAAGGCGATACGGGAGCTCAAGGTGCCACAGGTGCTCAAGGAGATGTTGGAGCACAAGGTAATCAAGGCAATCAAGGTAATCAAGGCGATACTGGAGCTCAAGGTGCCACAGGTGCTCAAGGAGATGTTGGAGCACAAGGTAATCAAGGCAATCAGGGAGATGTAGGTGCTCAAGGTGCTCAAGGTGCCACAGGTGCTCAAGGAGATGTTGGAGCACAAGGTAATCAAGGCAATCAAGGTAATCAAGGCGATACTGGAGCTCAAGGCGATACTGGAGCTCAAGGTAATCAAGGTGCCACAGGAGCTCAAGGTGCTACAGGTGCACAAGGTGCTACAGGTGCTCAAGGTGCCACAGGAGCTCAAGGTGCTACAGGTGCTCAAGGTAACCAGGGTCATCAAGGTCATCAAGGTGATACTGGAGCACAAGGTAATCAAGGTCATCAAGGAGACACAGGTGCTCAAGGTGCTACAGGAGCACAAGGTAATCAAGGTCATCAAGGAGACACAGGTGCTCAAGGTGCCACAGGAGCCCAAGGTAATCAAGGTCATCAAGGAGACACAGGAGCACAGGGTAATCAAGGGTATCAAGGCAATCAGGGTACTGAAGGTAATTTTGGTGGTGCCACATTCTATTATACCTTTGAAGCTAATACCACAGACGCCAATCCTGGTGCGGGAGATATTAGATTAGACAACTCTACTCAGAATGCTGCGACTGGTATCTATATTTGCGATACTGATGAGAACGGTAATGATATATCATCTTACCTACAAACTATTGATGACTCTACAAGTACTATCAAGGGTCATGTCAAGATCTCAAATAAAACAGATTCAAGTCAATTCTTATTATTTACAATTTCAAGTCTAACTGACAACATTGGATATTTTGATATTACAGTAAGTCCTGTTGACTCATCAGAAACCAATCCATTTAGTGGTGGCGAAGACATTATCATCACTTTTGCCAGAACTGGCGATAAAGGAGACACAGGAGCTCAAGGTGCTACAGGTGCTCAAGGTGCCACAGGTGCTCAAGGTGCTACAGGAGCACAAGGTAATCAAGGTCATCAAGGAGACACAGGTGCTCAAGGTGCCACAGGTGCTCAAGGCGATACTGGAGCTCAAGGTAATCAAGGTCATCAAGGAGACACAGGAGCACAGGGTAATCAAGGGTATCAAGGAGACACTGGAGCTCAAGGTGCTACAGGTGCTCAAGGTGCCACAGGTGCTCAAGGCGATACTGGAGCTCAAGGTAATCAAGGTCATCAAGGTGATACTGGAGCACAAGGCAATCAAGGACATCAAGGAGACACTGGAGCTCAAGGTGCTACAGGTGCTCAAGGTGCCACAGGTGCTCAAGGTGCTCAAGGAGACACTGGTGCTCAAGGTGATACTGGAGCTCAAGGTAACCAAGGACATCAAGGACATCAAGGTGATACTGGTGCTCAAGGTAATCAGGGTCACCAAGGCAATCAAGGACATCAAGGTGATACTGGAGCACAAGGTAATCAAGGTTATCAAGGCGATACTGGAGCTCAAGGTAATCAAGGATATCAAGGAGACACTGGTGCACAAGGTAATCAAGGTTATCAAGGCGATACTGGAGCTCAAGGTCATCAAGGCGATGATGGTGCTCAAGGATTCCAAGGTGAAGCTGGTGAAGGTGGTGGAGGTGGTGGTGGATTTGACACCGGAATTACAACCTCTGCTTATGCTTCTTCATCGGATGATATTGATGGATTCACTGCTATTGGTGTTACTTTCCCGGCAACTGCAAGTAAGAGATATGTCATTGAAAGTGTGCACATCACAAATGTGACAGCAAGTGATCTGTATGTGACTACTAGAATGGATTATGATGGTGGACAAAATGTTCCAATTACAAATAAAATTATTGTTCCTTATCAAGGTGCACTAGAAATTGTTGATCAACCACTGGTAGCAAATCCATCAGACAATCTTCGTTTTGCTTCTTATGCTGGTTTCGGAACTAATCCTGCAGGAGTTGCAAATGGTCTTGATTGTTGGATTACATATAAGCAGGATGATGCAACGGACTATATTGGAATCGGTTCAAATATTACTGCAACCACAGATCAAACAGTCTTCACTTCTGTCACCAATCCATCAGTAATCAATACGATTGTGCTTGCGAATTATAGTGATACTGTAGATGTTGATGCATCCATTTCTATTTTCAGAGGTGGTTCTGTTCGTGTTGGATATCTGGCATATAATCTTACGATTCCTCAAAACAGCAATGTTCAGATTCTTCCAAGACAAAAGAGAATCGAACCCACTGATACAATTGTTGCCACAGCATCAGTTGCAAATGCTTTGACGGTGAATGTTGCGGGCAAATATATAACCTGATATAATTAGAGTATTTGATTTGAATATATGTTTAATATTAAACAGGGGGATATTTTTCCCACCAGGTTTTATAGTGTAGATATTTTTGAGCACGATGAAAATCAAAAATATAAAAACTTTTTGATTGATATGTCAAAAAAGACACCCGGAACTGTGAGGAGTAATCGTGGTGGGTGGCAGAGTGAAACAAATTTGTGGGAACATGAAGTATTCAAACCACTACTAGAAAAGACGACGGCAATTACTCAAAGTATTATTGAAAATTTATCAAAGAATCGTCCACAGATGGTGATTCGTTCAATGTGGGGTAATATAAATCCAAAAGGTGGAATGAACTTTACTCATGTTCATCCATCTGGCTGGATGAGTGGAGTTTACTATATACAATTGCCACAGGGAACAGATGTAATTAACTTTGAGGATCCAAGACCTGCAAGAATGATGGATTTTCAAATGTCTTGTATTGTGAACGATGAATACTTTGCACACAATCCTAAAGTTGGTGAACTGCTTTTGTTTCCTTCTTGGCTTCCACACTTTGTTCTTCCAAATACATCTGATGAAGAACGAATTTCAATCTCATTTAATATCGAACTAATAGTATGAGCGTTTTAATTGCACTGCCTTGTTATGGTGGAATGGTTAGTGATAAGACTGCCAAAGGGTTGTTTAATCTTGGAAAAGAATTAAGAACAAATCAAATTGATCATGGATTAATCACTCTGGCAAATGAGAGTTTGATTACTAAAGGTCGGTCAAGAATTGCCAACTTCTTTATCAATAACACACAATATGAATATGTAATGTTTATTGATGCGGACATTGGATTTGAACCACAAGATGTATTAAAACTTTTATCATATCAAAGAGATATTGTTTGTGGAGCTTATCCTATGAAGGGTATTCCATTACAATACAATTATAATATTTCACAACCACCATTAGCAGAGGATGGATTGATTAAGATTGAGAGTATTGGATTTGGGTTTGCTCTTATTCACCGTAGAGTTTTTGATAAAATTCGTGAGAACTATGAGGATTTAAAATATACTCCTTCACTGGGACACTCATCTTATCCAATCACAGAAGCAGAATATCATAATTCATATCATTATTTTAATGAACTCAAAAAAGATATGGCATTCTTACCGGAAGATTTTTCATTCTTTGAGAGAGCAAGTAGTGTTGGATTTGCATCATGGTTAGACACAAGTATTAAATTGTGTCATGTTGGTTCTCATGTCTTCCAGGAGAATAAATAAAAAAAATAGTGTACTGATAAATGTCTGGAGTTTTTGGTTTATCGGATGTAAGAACAGAGCAAATAGATAGAACCTGGCCAGAATTTACGAATTATGGTTATTTTGTTGGTGGTGCAAGTCCTACTGGATATGCAGAGTCACGTATTGATCGATTTGAGATAGCAACGGAAACAATAAGTCAACCACCTAATAATAGTCAGTATACTGGTGCTCAAGCAATTTCGGATGCTGTAGAAGCTTTTTCACCAGAATATG